GCGCTTTTAATGAACTAGGTTGCGCCGCCCCGTATTCGGTAGCCAAAATGGACAACGGTTTGTTTTGGCTTGGCCGCGACCGCCGTGGCCAAGGTATTGTTTATCGTGCAAATGGCTACGCCGGTGTGCGCATATCCACCCATGCAGTGGAATGGCAAATTCAGCAATATGCTGATATGTCGGATGCTATTGGCTACACATACCAGCAAGATGGCCACAGCTTTTATGTGCTGATTTTTCCAAGCGCCAACACCACTTGGGTCTACGATGCGGCAACCCAAGCCTGGCATGAACGTGCTAGTTTTGTTGACGGTCAATTTACCCGCCATCAATCAAATTGCCAAATGGCGTTTCAAAACAAGATTGTTGTTGGTGATTTTCAAAACGGCAACATCTATGCGTTTGATTTAGATAACTATTCGGACAATGGTCAGATTCAAAAGTGGCTGCGTTCTTGGCGTGCTTTGCCTCAAGGAACAAACAATTTACACCGTACAGCCCAACACAGCCTCCAACTTGACGCTCAAACTGGCGCGTATTTACCGGCAGTCAATGTTGACGTTACAGGGCTTGATGATGTTTTCATAACGTCTGAAACTGCTTTGTCTTTATTGACTGAATCAGGTATATATTTGATTGATCAAGTTGGTGATAACGTAAATCCCCAACCAAGCGTTATGCTACGTTGGTCGGATGATGGGGGCCACACTTGGTCTAATGAGCATTGGAAAGGCATGGGGGCTGTCGGGCAGTATTTCTACCGCACAATCTGGCGCAGGCTGGGCATGACAGTCAAACTTCGGGACCGCGTTTACGAAGTGTCGGGCACGGACCCAATTAAGATTGCGATCATGGGCGCGGAACTTGTTTTAACTCCAACCAATGCTTAGTCCTAACGCCACGCCAACACCAATCACGCCGCCGCGAGTGCCGTTGATGGACCCACGCACGGGCTTGATTGACCGTGCATGGTACATGTTTTTTATCTCGCTAATCAATGCGGCCACACTGGTGTATGACGGCGATCTTGGCCCAAGTCCTGAGTCTTTAATTTCGTCTTACGATGCGGCTTTGCAAGCGCTAGCGCAAAACGTTGACACGCAGCCGTTGCCCGTTGATTTGAGCGCTGAGTTAACTAAACAAATCGAAGCTGCGGGTTTGGCCAACTATGCGACTGGCTTGTTGTCGCAAATAGCCGAGATGCAAAAGCAACTTGACGCGCTCAATCTTTTGCCACCGCCGACACAAGGAACAGTAATAGCAGTAACGGGCACAGCGCCTGTGGTGTCAACTGGCGGCATTTCCCCCAACATCAGTATGGCTGCGGCCAATACATCAACTGACGGTTACCTGACATCAACCGATTGGAATACGTTTAATAATAAAGCGCCAGCCACTAGCGGCGCTTCTATTTTGTACGGTAACGGTTCTGGTGGTTTTAGCAACGTTTCAACTGGATCGGGCGTTAGTTTTGTAGCTGGCGTTTTAAGCGCCACAGGTTCTGGCGGCACAATTACTTCGGTAACAGCCACCGCGCCTATTGCGTCTTCAGGCGGGTTTACCCCAAATATTAGTATCAACGCCGCCTACGGGGACACTGTAAATCCTTACGCCGCCAAGACTGCCAATTACGTCTTGGCTGGCCCCACATCAGGCGCTGCTGCTGCGCCCACGTTCAGGGCTTTGGTGGCCGCTGACATTCCCTCTCTGTCTTATGTTACTTCCGTAACCGGTACATCACCTGTCGTATCTAGCGGTGGTACTACGCCTGCTATCAGTATGCCCGCAGCTAGCGCATCAGTGAATGGCTATCTTACATCTGCTGATTGGACTACGTTTAACGGTAAACAACCTGCAGGCACTTACGTTACTTCGGTGACGGGCACAGCGCCTGTTGTATCTTCTGGCGGCACAACACCAGCTATTAGCATGGCTGCCGCTTCTACTTCTGTTAGTGGTTATTTGACTAGCACTGATTGGAATACATTTAACGGCAAAGGCTCGGGTACCGTAACTTCAGTTACCGGTACTGCGCCAGTGGTTTCGTCAGGCGGCGCAACACCTGCCATTAGCATGGCGGCGGCCAGTGCCAGTGCAAACGGTTATTTAACTTCTACAGACTGGTCTACCTTTAACAACAAAGGTTCGGGCACGGTCACCACCGTGTCTGTAGTGTCTGCAAACGGTTTTGCAGGTACTGTAGCTACTGCCACTACAACGCCTGCAATTACGCTGACTACCAGCATTACTGGCCTTTTGTACGGCAACGGCACGGCACTTGCGGCTGCTAGTGTTAGCGCGCCTTTGGCGTACTCAGCTGGCACACTCAGTATTACACAATCTACCACATCAACTAATGGTTATTTAAGTAGCACGGATTGGAACACATTTAACAACAAACAAGCTGTTTCCGCGCCGGTTACCAAAACGGCTGATTTTACGGTTGCGGCTACTGATCTTTGGCTGGTCAACAATAAATCCGGTTCGACCTGCACGACAACGCTACCTACTGCGTCATCTTATTCTGGTAGAGTATTGCATTTTCAAAATTATCAAGCGCAGGCAGTGGTGTCAGCGTCAAGCAACGTAGTTCCTTTGGCGGGTGGGGCGGCGGCCACTTCAATTCTCTTGGCAAGTACCGGAGATTCTGCGACACTTGTGTCTGACGGCTCTAATTGGCTAATAACACAATACGTGCCAAACAACATCCTACTTTTGGAGTAAACCATGACTGTCACAGTTAAAGTTCTCGTACCGGCTAAATTTACCGAAAACGCTCAAACAACCCAGTACACAGCGACTGGCGTTACCGCAATTATTGACAAATTTACAGCTACCAACATCAGCGCCACAGCAGCGACGATCAGCGTAAATTTGGTCACATCGGCTGGATCGGCTGGCAACACCAACTTGATTACCAAAACCAAAACACTTCAGGCATCTGAAGTTTATACGTTTCCTGAACTTGTTGGCCAAGTGCTTGGTGTCAGTGACTTTATCAGTACAATTGCAGGCACTGCCAGCGCCATCAACATTCGCGTTTCTGGGCGTGAAGTGACCTAATCGGAGATATTCAAATGCCATCTGTTTCCCTTTCCCCCGCACCAAAACTTCAGTTCTTTGGCACCGATGGCAACCCTTTGGTGGGCGGCAAGGTATATACCTATGCCGCTGGCACCACCACGCCGCTGACGACTTACTATGATTCGACGGGTACAGCGGCCAATACCAACCCAATCATCTTAGACACCCGAGGTGAGGCCAACATTTGGCTGACTTCTGCTGCGTACAAGTTTGTCCTTAAAACATCCACTGACACCTTAATCTGGACAGTCGACAACATCACCAACATTGAAAATTTAAAAGTTTACGTAGCTGCGCAACTGGCAGCATTTGCTGCTGATTTGGCCAACACTACAGATGCAGCCAAAGGCGATGCCTTGGTCGGTTTTAAACAATCGAATGCCGCCGGTCTTTTGGCAAATGCTGTGGGCCGCACAGTACATCAAAAACTGCAAGAAATGGTCAGCGTTTTTGATTTTGGCGCAACAGGCAACGGAACCACTGACGACACCGCAGCGATTCAAAACGCAATCAATGCTGTTGGTTCTAGCGGCATTTACGGCAGCCTTTACTTCCCCGCCGGTACGTACAAGATAACGTCCACCTTAAACGTTACTCAGCCAATCTTTTTGCAAGGTGCTGGCGCGGGCGCTGGTGGTTACCCAGTTGGCCCTACGCCAACTAAATTGTCGTGGGCTGGCACTGCCGCGCCTATGATTATTTTTGGTACTAATGGCGGTAGCCCGTTTAACGGCGGCGGCATCAAAGACATGACGATTGATGGCAATCAATTGGCGACTGTTTGCTTAAAAATTATTGACTGCGTTCACAGTGATTTTGCTAACCTTGGAATTTATCAAGGCACGCAAAAACTGTTGCAAATTACCAATTCGCCTGGTGTGCCATACCCCACCGGTTTGCATACGTTTAACAACCTTGACATTCAAACCTATGCTTACGGCACAGGTACCAATACTGCGTTTGGTATTCACGTAGATGGCGACATATCCGGTGGTCAAACGGTTGCTGGCGTAACGCTGTGCTCGTTTACCAACACCATCATTTTTACCGACAAAGGCACGGGCCTTTACATGGGTAACCGTGGGGAT